TTTCATTCATATGAATGGCAGTCGCGAGGCGTATATTCTCACTGACTAATCCGACACTACATCCGAACTGTTCAGCGGTCTTAGTTATGGTCCATTCCTTGATACGTTGACACATGGCAAAGTGATAGATTTCCATTATCATCACTCTACCTTGCCATGTCTTCTCTTGCTCGTATCTTTCTTGAAATGTCAAAGTGTCATTCCATCTGACCGATTACCTGTTGAATCTTGTCCTTAATCATTTTGACATTACCCAGTATTTTTCGACTATAGTAATTTCTATTTTGATATTTAATAGAAGTAGAAGCTAGGGCTTTCGCCTCATATTCAATGTGTTTAATATACTCCCACATCTCAACCCACTCATCTTTAGTCAAACTCATTTTACTCTCCTATAGTCATGAATGATTATACCAGTCGTATAATCCTTCTCTTTTCTCAACATTTCCTTGTAGAAAGTATCATCACGTTCAAATGAGTATTTGATGTGAGGCAGAACTCTCGCCCACTCTTCTGCAACTATCTCAGATAGAGTTAGAGCGTGAGTATTGGAAGGGATGAATATCTTTTTCTCATTGGGAATCCAGAGTAGCCTATCAAGGTCTAATGTATGATAGGCTACCCCAGACGCAATGAGACTAAGAAGAAAGCTTCTCCGGCTTAGGCTCATCTTTCACCATGTGCTTCTTTAATGTGCTATCGGACACATCATTAGGCACCACACGAATCTTGATTGCGCGCCAGCCCTTACCTTCTACTTCTACTGGCGTAAACTCTACTTTCATGCCGTTCTTCAGTTCTTGAAACTTGAGAGTATCCTGTTTCAGTGAAGTCCAGTGAAAGAAGATTCGTGTGAATTTAATCTCTTTAGATGATATGAAACCCCAACCATCCTCAGAGACTTTAATAATCTTACCAAGGACACGTTTCTCTTCCTTAGTAACAGATTCGACATGTAGATTTTCAGCTTCTACATCACCTTTCAGAATGTCACCAATCTTTGTCATTTACTTCCCCTTCACGCGGAGATTGTGAGACACACTGCCTTGTATCTCCATAGTTAAATGGGCAGTTATTTGTCCTTATTGGCCCACTTTTTCTTCATAGTCTCAGAAAACTTTCTCCTTCTCTCAGTAGTCCATCTGCCTATTTTCTTACCCTTATTCCACGGTCGCTTCTTATATGGTTCTCTTACTTTCGGAGCATCAAGACCATCAAGAAGAGACTTCAGTCCAAGGTCAATGAGAGAAAGTTCCTGCTGTCTAGTTAGTTTCATGATATTCACTCCTTAGTGATGGTAGTAATGAACGAGTTAAACTTTGACTAAGGCTAATACTGGTTCCTCATATTTCGCGAGGAACTCCGACACTTCATCGATAGTTGGTGTCTTAATTTCGGCAACCTCCTTAATATCTTTTTCTAGTGAAATGATTTTCTCGTATTTCACTGATTTCAGTGGTTTCAAGTCGATTGGATACATGTAGATATAGGGAGGCGGTTGATATGCTTCCACACAAAATACACGTCTTAGTTCTTGTGATGGTCTTCCATTAGTAGGATTGAATTTGAATGAAAATGGTGGAGGAATTAATCCACCATCAAATTCAGTGACGAAAGCTTGCACGCTATCTGGTGCTTCGAATTCGTATGCCTCTCCTTTCTTCATATCGAATAATCCAATTCGACTTCCAATGACAGCCACCTGATATCTATTCGGTTCGTATGTATTCATTGCACGTAGCAATGCACACGCGACAGGACACTCTCTCAAGTGCTTTCTTTGACCAGTGATAATATCCTTTTGAGTAACACTCACTTGCATGTTAGTTCTCCTTATACATCATGCTTCGCTTTTGAAGCACGACGTGTAGCGTTGTGTTTGAAGCTGGAGAACTTTAGTTCATTTGTTTCTTTCCAGCCCCACCAGTCCTTAACATTGTATTGCGCGGCATCGAGAATGCACATCGCAACAAACATTGTAGTTTCACCAACACCCTTCACACGAACGATTGAGAAAGGGTCAGTTTTGAATAGTTGGCTTGGTGTAGTAATACCGAATTTACGTAAAACCTTTTGTAGTGTGACTGCGGCTACGAAATTCGCGCAACCTAAATCTTCTACCATAGACCTACGTGTAAAGGATAATTGTGGACTTACGTCCAAAACTACCTCATCCAATTTATCCGCGAAGGTCTTACCAATGGTAGTCTCTACTACGTCTCTAGTCAGCATCTTAGTCTCCTCAGTAATTAGACATCTTCAACGACAATTGGCAATTCGACTGGCTTACGTCGAACTACCTTTATAATCTCCACGATGAAACAATATTCTTGGTCAGGATTTTTCTCAAGAATACGATTTGCATGTTCGAGTGATTGCTCAAGGGTTTCATGCCCCCAAGTCTTATATCTGCCTTCTCGAAGCTTGATATCGAGAACACTATTAGTTCCAACATAAAACTTGTTGGCTTCGAGTTTTCCTTTCATATTTTCTTCAAACATTCTAGTCCTCTAAATTAGTTAAAGGCGAGGGACTCACGGTTATACGGCTATAGTTAGCTACGTCCATGAGTCCCTCTATTACCATACAGCTTAGTGGCCCCTTATCATTGGCAATTACGAGTCGATTCTGGACTTGGTATGAATAAGAGACAGAATCGACACAGGTATTTTTCAGGCCATATGATAAGTCTCGTTATTCGATGACATCTGGTGCATCAGAATCGTCATCGTCGTCAATGTCATCGTCAGTATCATCATCGTCATCTTCGATGATGGTATCTTCATTCTCTGCATCCTGTTGCTTCTTCACATCGTCCATATCAACGATGTCATCAGTCCCATCAGCAGCGTTCCAAATGATGTTATTCACAGTCAGTCTCCTTTGACAGTTAACGAGTTAGTAAGTAGTTAGGTAGCCGCGTGAACATCTGGACGTGGAACGCGATACTTGTGATTAACACGGTTAATCATACGACCCTGCCAAGTATCGTTCTCTACAAAGATGTCCAGTTCACGCCCTTCTGACGACTTCAAGTCGAAACGTGTTCCTGCTTTAACGTCCACACCGAACGCCTGTAGATATCCAACCGCGAAGCCAATAGCTTTGCTGTTGAAATTCCAGTCTAGCGGAACACCCGCAAACTCTACATCACCATTATCACCATTGAAGAGAATAGTTCCTTCAACGGGATAGTTAGTGGACGGGCCCTTCTCTGAGGCTTTTGCAGGTGCCTCGCCCACTGTCTCAATACGAACGCGATACCATGCTGGTGTTACGAGCTTACCACGTAGTAAATCGCGTTGTCCGAACTGCACTACAGCCATGATGTGTTACCTCATTTCACGAAGGGTGATGGTGGTTGTTGGATGTTTGTTGTTGATTGTTGGATTCTCTGAATAGGTTGTTCAGCCTTCAGTTTATTAATTCCCGGTAGAATCCACCGTTCATACAACGGTTCGTTATTGAACTGTATTTTCCTTTCGAGTGGTAAAGAAGTTCGCGCATAGTCATTACCCGTATGTTGGGTAAATAGCCCAAACTTACCTTCACCTGAATCAACATTGAAATCAGCTTCAATGTTAAAATGATAGACTTCCGTCATGTAACTGGCAATCTTTCCGGAGATTTTATCGCCACCAGTTATGATGACTCTACTGTGATGTGTTAATTTATTAGTATCATTATCCTTATTTCGCTGTCCTACGACATGGGCGATTAGGATAATATTAACTTTGTGGAACTTGTGAATGTCTTTGAGTATTGCGATTAGTTCTTGAAACGCGGAGGCTTCAGCATTATATTCCTCGATACCAGGGACATAGATATTGCCTATCTTCTTGCCCCCGGTATTGTCGGAACGCTTTTGCTTAATAGTTTCGCGATTCATATTGTCCCCAATGGACGTAATCGAATCGACTATTATTGTCCGAAAACTACAATTGACCTGTAACTTCTCTAAGTAAGCGCGAGGTTTCGACCAGTCAGTATAGTCATCGTAAGTAATTTCTTTAGGATTAACTCCCCATCTTTTCATGGGTAGAGTTAATGCTTCCATTTTTTGGTCTGTCGATATCCAATATTGAGGTGTTGGATATGACAAAGCCTCAGTACTCTTTCTAGTTCCTGGCTCACCTTTTAACATGGTGAATAATACTTCGGAACCAGCTTGGTCCAACGTAGGCATCAGATTCTACGTGGGTCAGTCAGAAAAGCTTTATACTGGGATTCGATAGTAGATACACCATCAGTATCAGGAGTATTACTGTCATTAGCATCGCGAGGAGTATTTTCCAGTCGGAGTCTTGCCACATTTTCCGTAATAGTTCTTTCCAAGTCATCTTTTCTCCTACGAGGTGTATTACGTCTTTCTTCCAATGTTTCCTCTTCTAAGTCTACTACATAACCACCAGCATTAGCTTTCATTTCATTCTCCATTCTTTTAACCATTCTTCACTCATGTATCTCTTGTAATTTCGTGAGTGTTTCATGGTTGACAGTCTAAGTTTTAATTCCAGTAATAAACTCAGCAATCGCCGCAACATCTTTATCCTCCCTACGGACGGTGCAAGTTTTACAGTGAGGTTTAGTCATCGCTCTATTGGATGAACCATGTAGAGTAGCCTTTGTGATTAGCATTGGCTCACCACATCGATTACACTCGCAAAGTTTCCCTTCCGCGACATTCAAAGGGAGATAGTGTGAACAGGTGGGTTTCATACACTTATAGACGAAATAAGGCTCTTCTTTATTACGTGAGAGGTTGACCTTCTTATACTTATGAAGGTGATTGGAAATTTTATTACTCATTTCTTTTCCTCAAATACAACTGTCCGAACTACGCGAACGATACGTATCGGATAGTTGCGTGATGGGTTCTCTTTTACATACTGTAATGCATCCTTGTGTTGCGTCGCAGTATGTAAAAGAGTCCATTTCTTACTGTCAAGTTTTACTTCAATGTAGTATTGTTTATTCACAGTTAGTTATTGCTTGAGTTTTTGGCCTGTAGCAATCCTCGTCATCATGTTATTACGCCATTCCAATCGTGAACTGAATATGATTTCACGATTGATTGCATCTAGGCAGTCTTGCTTGCCTAATGCCTTAATTGCTTCCGCGAGGGTAGCATACACTTTAACAGTAATTTCCTCGAAGTGTTCGGGATGGTGAATTCGACAAATAATCTTAATTTCCTTCATTCTTACTCCTCTTCATTCGTAGGATTCCACTCTGGACCTACCATGAAATTAAGTTTCAAATTCTCTTCACGCATACCAGGGTCGCCACTACAAACGTTCTCATAGAAAGCACAATTGCCATATTTACTTTCACAATGAGTAAAATTCGGTGGCCAATGACCTGTCTCGGCATACATAAGAAGTAATTTAGCGTAGTATGGCAATGTTTCCGATTGCCATTCCATTAGTCGCGCAGGTGTATATGGAATTGGAGTGCGTTTAAACTTTTCCTCGGGTTTTAAGGATGTTTGGAATCCAACTTTATTGATTAGAACTTGACGAGTTTTCATCAGGATACATTGTCCCATGAACTGATTATTCATGGAATTAGTATCCCGATTCTGACTCATTGTCTTGTGGTCCTCTGGAAAAACACCTTGATTAGTATCGACTACTAAATCAAGTTTGGCTTTCCACAGGATTCTAATCTCATCATCCTCGTATAAAACTTCACCTTTCACTACTTCCACTTCTAATGGAACCCATGAATCATTGATATAGAACTTTTGATATTGGTCACATGTATCTAGAACATGCTGCCATCCGATACGTCGCGGTTTATCGGTGGAATCTTTAGGTGTATTATGAACACCAGGAAATTCATCTACTTTATGACCACACATTGGCTTACCACCACATTCAGCGGAATGTGCATGGTTATGATTACATGAAGGTTTGAATCCACTACATGATGGACAACCGCGAATGTATAGTTCAGCCGCGGCCATACCAAAGCCTACTGCTTGTTCTCGCCTAACACCATTGATTAGTGCGCGATAGAAATACTCCATGAACACATGGACCATACTACCGCATTCGAGACTATTTGACTTGCCATTTATTGACTGCAAGTTTAGGTTAAACCTAAAGTCTGTGAGACGACCACAAGCCATGAGTGATGTGAGAACAGTAGCATCGAAGATAATGTTCTTCTTGCCGCCCATAGGAATGTCGATAATCTCTTGGAGATTAACTTCGTTTCCAAGAGTCTGATTATCTGGACTCACAGTTTAGCCTCTTTGAACATGAGTTCCAACGCATCCATTAATGCGCGAATTGTTTCAATTGTTTTCTGATGACCAATCTTATATTCAGGTTGAAAACTACCTGTCATGAATGTAGCCATGAACGCTGTCATGATTTCACGCATTAATAGAACCTGAATGTATTGTGAAGGAGTTGCATTACCAGCATCTTTGAATGGAATACCAAGGCGTTCAAACGCGAGGTCCATTATTTTATTAATCTCTTCCGGTCCAAAGTCTGAAATCATTATTGATTCCTCTTAATAAATCTAAAAGTCATTGATTCCTCGTTGGAACAACTACATAATGGACTTCGTCAGTCATCATTAACTGATACCATCCTTCAGGCAGGCGTTCACCTGCATGACTTATTAAGTCAGCCTCAGACATAGTGTCATCGGCGTAATGAATGAAGTATCCAGTTCCAATATGGACACCTTCTTCATACACTTCGACTTTGTGCATGAGACCATTCTTAATTCTTACTTTCTCGGACATAATTCTCATCATAATAGTTCAGAGATACCTCTGTAATATTTTTTGGAATCGAGACCATTCTCTATCTATTATTTCTTTTCCACCTTTGTGAGAGTTTCCCCATTCGTAGAAAGCGAGTTTGAGTATTCCTTCAATTGCTTCCGCCATCTTGGGGTGTATATTCCTTTCTTTTCTGCGTAGACTTGAATATACTCCTTCGCCTTTTTTAGTTTTATCCAAAGTCCTTCTATCAAAAGTGATATTAGCCATCTATCTCTCACCATTTCAACGATTTTGATATGGCCCATTTCTGCTTCAAATTTGGTGTGATACCTCTTTTGAAGACTGTCATACTTACCACCAAACACCATTGTCTCGAATAGTATTGGTGGTTCACCTAGCCAGTTTTGGTTAAGCCCAAGGAATACTGTAGACACTCGCACTCCATATACCTTAGCTAGTGCGATACGCCTATTCATAGTTTCCATGTATGTCGCCCATTCGATTAAATCTGGACAAGGCACAGGATTTCCATGAGAGTCAAGAATATAGCGACCAGCATCATACATAATATCAGCCATTACTTTTTCAGTGACGGATTGAAATTAAACATAGTCCCTTTTGGAAAGTAATAGGACTTGATAGTATGTGGCAAATGCGGAAGTTCTACTTCTAGTTCAATGATTTCTTGAGCCTGAAGTAACTTCTCAATCTCTTTCATGTATTGTTCATGAAAGAATCGCGAGGGATTAATCTCTTCCATTACTTTCATTGCAAGTTCTACTGCCTTGATTCCATTATTCCGATTGACTATCTTCAGAATAATGTCCTTAATCGTATTGTTATCAATAGTCATAATCAGTCTCCTTAATTTACCAAGTCATCATGGCAGCTTCAGTGATGTTAGTCTTGACTTCAGATTTACCTTTAAGAATTTTCTTAGTCTTATGTTTCTCAACAATCATCGCGGCCAATTGTTTCGCGAAGTCATTCTCATTCCATACATATTCGATTTCACTATTGTTCATTGAACTGTGGTATCTACTTCTCTTTCCTTCAATAATGAAATCGAGATGTTCATCAATTGTCCCTTCCGCTTCAGGACATGTTATATTGATAGTAGCCGCAGTCTGACCAATACGACGGAATCGACCCGGTGTAGCTTGGTCTTCATTCTGTGGATTCCACTGTCTCTCATGGAGAATGCTATCAGCACAAGTCTGTAGATTCAATCCCTCCCCACACGCGAGGGTTGATGCAATCATAATGCATCGCGAGGTCTTATTGAAATGTTCCTGAATATCATCGCCTTCAGGTTTTCCGGTGTGATTTGAAGTATACTGGAATACTTCAATGTTCTTATCCTTTAAAGTCTGAGCTAGTTCATACCAATCAGGATTACTTTCTTTATCCTTGTTTAGTAATGCTGACAACATTAGTTCGCCCACGTCTTTATGATGG